TGGGCACCGTGTCGTTCATCAGGTCCTCCGCCGTGACCTTGGCAGCGCCCACCACATTGCCAAGGCTGTTGCGCAGGTCGGCATTTAAGATGGGGTCCGACGTCACAAGGTTGAGGCCATCAAAGCCGGTGTCGGTCAGGAATAGCGCCACGGGGGTGCCGCCCGCGTCTATATACGTCACATATGTCTGCGGCAGGTTGTAGGTACTGCCGCTCGGCACCTGTGCCACGGTCAACACGGTGTCGGTCGCCCGGATGGTGGCATCGGGCGCGATCAGCGTAAGGTTCTCACCGCAAGGGTCAGGCACGCTTCCGCTGTCCAGCTCATCATCGTTGGTGTTGATCAGCGAGTAGCTCAGGTCGTCGCACGTCGGTATCACCCACACGCCGCCAACCAACGAGCCTACGGCTGTGCCATCCTGCTCCACGTCGACAGTGGCGATGGCACCGCAAGGGTCAGCGATGCTCGCATACGGCTGACCATTGACGCGCAGCGACAGCGGGTCGCACTCCCCGCCATCTGGAGGGCATGCCGTGCCACTCCATCCCGTATCGCTCGCCTCCGGTCCAACCACCAACAGTCCGATGGTCTTTACCAACCGACCCGCATTAGCAGGGTCGAGGTTCGTCGGTGATGTTTGCTCGTATACCTTCAGCTCCCAATTCCCACGCGGCGACAGCTTCACCTCACCGTCAAGGGCTGTCGGCGTGTTCGTCTCCGTGAACGTCAAAGTGAGCATCCCGCCCGTGGTATTGCTTGCCGTGGCAATGCAATACACCGAAGCGTTACGCTCAGGGTCGCGGAACCACAGCAGCCAATAGGATGGCGAGAGAATGGAACGCCCTAACAGCGCGAACGTATTGGAGGCACCCCGCTCAATCTGCATCGCAGCATTCTTCGTATTGGTTGCCCCTACGCCCACGATAATCCTTTATGCCGTACGGGTACTGCCAACGCGACTTGCGCGTAATGACGCCCCCGTGGTATACGCCCTTTACCCTTTCTTCATCATCCACGTTGTCATCGTAGGTAGGGTACGTGGCGAGGTTATCCTTGAGAAACTTCAACAGCCTATCATAACCGTTGTCCGCCGCCGTCCGTGCGTCCGTCACCTGCTGTGACAGCGCACGCGAATCCACATTGCTGTACTCCGTAGATGATACGCTATGCACGCCGTTCGCCGTTGGCTCCGCCGCCATCCGTGGCAGCGACCGTTGCAGCGTCCGCCATGCTAACGGCCCTTTGATGTAGGCCATCAACGCCAACAGATCGGCCTCCGTTGCCAACGTATCGTCCGCCTGTATGGCCGTATCCAGTTCATCGTATAGGGTGCGGCCCAGAACTTTCTCAAGCTCTTCCTGCGCCAGCTTTAGGAACGGCGCAATCTTCCGATCATCGACATTCTTGTTCAGGCCGGTGATGTCGCGCACCGTTGCCACGCTGATTATTTTGGTCTCACAGCACGCCATCGTCTTCGGGTGTTTCGGGTTCCTCTGGGCTTTCGCTGTCCGCCTGATCTGAAGGCTGCGCAAACAAGCTACCGCCATCGGAGCCTTTCTTTGGAACCACCGAAAGGTCTGAGGTCATCGGCTGAGAAATCAAGCCCGGTATGATATTTCCGCGCTTGTCCTCAAGCTCTGGTAGGTCCATCTCTTCGCGCAGTTCATTGATGGTCGTACAACGCAGCCGGATGGCATCGCTCATATTGTCATCCTCGAACAATTCAAGGTCGTCAATCTCCGCCTCCCACACGTCCGTTATCCCCTCGGCATTCATGAGCCGCACCAAATCTTTCGTAATCATGTTTTGCTTCGGCTTCACGAAGCCGTGCATGAACTGATCTACAGCAGCCTTCAGCGCAGAACCCTGCGAACTCAACCCGCCCGCCGTATCCATCCGGTAAAGGATGTCAGGCACGCCATAGGCCCGCACGATAACCTTCTCGGCATTGTCGCGGATCAAGTCAAGTTCCCCGGCATGGTCGCCACGGGGCAGCACGTTCAGCTGCGGGGCGTTCTCTTCGTTGGTGCCGAACGTATGAAAGATGCCGCGACCGTTCGCTCCGGTATACGCATCTTCAATATCCTTGTCGTATTGATCGAGGTCTTTGGTATCGGCGTTGATGTACGTGTGCAGGTGTACCGTAGGCTTAAACGATGTGTCAATCTGGACCTTGTTGAACACCGGCACCTTGGCCCATACCTCGCAGTCCGCCACAGCAGGCAAGTACCACGGCTCAGAATAGTAATCCCTGTTCTGCTTATATGCCTTGCTATACAGCACGCTCTTAGGCTTGCGCACATCCAACGCGAAAGCGGGCAACTCCATCGGCTTGTACCTATCCTCGGCACCGCCACGGCTACCCACCTCGGCCCAATTAGCGGACCAATAGAATTGTTCCACCTTGCCATCCACGAGCTTACCGCTGCGAACCCTGCTCACGTCAAGGTGGTCAAGGCGTGCCACAGCACCACCGTAGGCGCGGCGGATGACCCACGACTTTGCATTTGCCAACGCGATGTCCAACGCCGTGGCATACATGAAGTCTTCCTCCGTGCTATCGGACATCCATTCCTGAAACTTCGTCTGCGCGGCTTCCACCACGTTACCCTCGCGGTCCTTGAACTTGATGCCGTTGCCAGCAATGAACGCGGCGGCCATCTCCACGCACCGCTGTAACGGCACGCAGTTGTCCGCCAACGTGCGCATGTGTTCGAGGAATAGGTTGTCCGCGCCGAAGTACACCCACGGATTACCCGTGTAGCGTTCCTCCACCAAAGGGGCGTTCGTGCCTTCCTTCAGGTATGCCTTGAACTTCGGTAGTGCCCTCATGTATGAAAAAGGGCAGGCGCTATTCACACCTGCCCCGATTTCGTGGTGTGTCCGTTAGGCCAGTACGATCAACCCGCTCTGGAAAGCGTGGGGTGCCTGCTGTTGTAGCATAGCTACCACCTTGTCGCTCTTCAGCAGTTCGTTGGTCACACGATATGCACCGTATTTGGTGGTCACGTCGATGGCCGTCTTTTCGTTGCCCAGCTTGTAACCGTTGAACGCCTTGCGCGCTGCGGGTGCCTGTGATGCTTTGTTGTCTTCGTTTGCCATGGCTTAGGTAGTTACTTCGTATCCGGCAAGAGTGGCGAGGGTAGTGGCCTCAGAAGCGTCCCAGAAGTGGGGGCAAGGCTCGCTCATGTTCTCGGCCCGCAGGCTGAACATATTGCCAACCTCGGCCTGATCCGACGTTCCCACATGGGTGAACAACTTGGCACCGCTGTCCTTGCCGATGATCTTGAACACACCGGCCTTCAATTCGATAATGGCTACGATGTCGGGACCGGCGAGGGTCTCAATAAAGTTGCGCGAAGTGATGCCGAGGTCAGCGATTTTGCCGCTCATCTCGTGGTACCACGACTTCGTTTCTGCATCGTACTCTTCACGCCAAATCACGCTATCCTTGTCCAGCTTCAGGGCAAAGATGCCGTTGGTGGCGGTAAAGGTGATGTCCGTGTATTCGTTGGGCGTAGCGCCGACCGTCCAAGCGGTGATCTCGTCAAGGTTGGCGAGCCAAAGGCGGTTGTGATAAACACCGGCTGCAACTTGGTTGCAGTTGTCTTCCCCGGCGAGGAAGCCTCCGGTAAGGAGTGAGCATGCTGGCATCTGTTCTGTTTTGGGTTATGCTAAGGGAGGAAGCCCGATGCTCCCTCCCGTTGCAAGGTTGTTACTTAGGATGCGGGACCGTAGTAAAGCACGCTGTTTGCGCTGATGTCGCGGATGCCGACACCGGCCTTGAAGCGGAACTTCCACCAGATGAACTCTTCGTATTGATCCATGCCCATCTTCATCGCGCCCAGATCGCTTTCGAGGTCCAAGGCCACCACAAAGTTCTTCTTGCGGGTCAGGATAACGGTACCCGTTCCGGTGAGGAAGTTCTGCTGAACAATCTCCACGCGGCTACCGGGGTGGTACACAGGGGCTGCGCTGCCATCGGCGAGGAACTGAAGACCGGGGGTAATCAGATTGTCACCATACAACTTGCGGTAGTTCTGGAAGTAGAAGCTGTACTCCTTGGGAGACATCACCACCACCACGTTACCGGCGCTCACATCGCTGCCGAAGTCAACATCCGTGCGGGCCTGATCCACCAGAGCCTCCACGATGTTGAACACACCAGCGGCGTCCGTGCCTGCGCTACCGCCAGCGGTTGGCGTAGCCGATGCACCTACTTCGATGCCCGTTGCGGCATACAGAAGGTCAATCCATCCGGAGGTGATCCAGTTGCTACCACCGTTCCACATCTCGTTACCGATGGCCTTGCCGGTCTGACGGGCCACATCGCTGAAGATGCCTGCCTCGAAAGCGCCCAGACCAACGTAGTGCTGGCCTGCTGCCAAGCCCTGCGCGGTGTAGTAGTCCTCCAGACCATGCACGCAGATTTGGTCACGTACCAACCCTTTCTTCAGGTTGATGGTGGTCTGTGAAATGGTGCTGTCATTGTTGCCATCAATGTCGGTGAAGCACGCCGTGCCGTCCGCGATGGTGATGCTGGTGGTCAGGTTCGGCAGCTTGATGCTGTCGGCCTTCACGCCGGTGATAACCTCGCCGTACTTACGGGCGAAGGGGAGGACATCGTTGGACGCAACGGCGTCCATGAAGAAGTCCAATCGGCTCTCATCTACCCATTGGGTAAGGCCACTGTATGCGATTGCCATTGTCTAAAGGGGGTTTGGTTAGTTTAGTTCTTTCGGTTGCCGATGGCGCGATCCAATCGGTCAAGGCTCTTCGCCATGCCTTGTGCGCGTGCGCTCACTTCGGTGGCTGGCTTCTGCTCTCCTGCGGGCACCACTCCGGTGGGTGCCGCGTTGCTCACCACTGCGGGTTCGATGGGCGTGGCCTTGAGGGCTTCCACCTCTGCGACCACCTCTGCGACCTTGGCGGTGGCCTCAGCAGCCGTGGCCTTTGCGGCCTCAGCCTCTGCCGCAGCGGGCTGCAAGGCCTCCACGGCTGCGTTGGCTTCGTCCAACTGTGCTTTCATGGCCTTGTTTTCAGCGAGCAGACCGGCAACGATTTCGCCGTATTTGGCGGCAACGTTGACCTTGGCCTTGATGCGGCCTTTCAAGCCAGCTTGGATAGCTTCGGAAACGGTTACGGGGATTTCCACTTCGACCTCTTCGGTCTCAATGGCTTCCTCGTTCGCTACGGCTTCGGCTACTTCGGCATCCGTCACCACTACGGGTTCCGTTCCGGTTTCGTCGATAACCTCTGCGTCTTTAATGATGTCGCTCATGGGTGTCATATTGTTGAGGCTTGCGGCCATCTTCATTGGATCGAAGATGGCATCGGCAAACCCGTTTTCTTTTGCTGTGGTGGCATCCATGAACGTTTCGGCATCGAGCATCTTCTGCACCTTGGCGCGGGTCATTCCGCTGCGCGATGCGAAGACCTCCACCTGCCGTGCGTTGATGCTGTCGAGAACATCCTGACCGCTGCCTTCGCTGGGGCCGTAAGCGTTGTGGATCATCAGGAACGCCGATGCCGCCATCTCCACGCGGCGTGCCGCTGCGCTGATGATAGCCGCGCCACTGGCAGCGATGCCGTAGATGCGTACCGTAACGTCTTTGCCTTTGATGTAATCGTATAGGCCAAGGGACGCAAACGCATCCCCGCCGCCACTCATCATGGTAATGGTCACGGGCATCCCTTTGAAGAAGGACATCGCACGCATCACCTCTTCAGCCGTCGATGGGGTGATATCGCCAAGGATGGCAAGCTCTACCCCTTCGGTGGACTGTGAGCAACGTATGTTCGACGGACGCATAATACAAAGGTCCGACACGAAAAATATCCCCTTAGCCTAAATGTTAGATAGGCCTTTTGCGAAGGGTGTACTGAACGGTCGACCTACTTGTGCCGTACATCATGGCGATGCTATGCTCTATTTCGTGCTGCGGCGTGCAGGTGGTAGCTATCAACTCATGGAACCGCTCCACTACCACCGCCGTGCGGCATAGGCTATCGTCCAACGCACCGGCTTTATACAGGTCTTCCACGACATTGCGTGCCGTGATGCCGTGCCTCTTTTCAAGGATGGCGATTAGTTCATCTTTTACCTTGCTCATAGGGTGCTTCGTTGTTCGCGTACTGCTACGCGTTGCTGAACAGTGCGGAGGCTTTCCACGGGAAGGACGGGCTGTAACACCATTGTATTGGCCTCTGCTGCCGCCTGTGCCGCGAACATGGACGTGGATGGTAGCGTGGCCCCTACAAGGCCACCCGTGGCGTAGGACTGCCGTCCCGGTGCCTGCCGTGTGAACATGGACCGGAGGCTATCGAGATTGCCCACGCCGATGGAGCGGACGACCTCCTGCGGTAGCACGTACTCCCCACGGTGGACCACACCAGCGGGTTCGTACTTGCCGCCATCGCCAGTGTATCCACCGTCCGCGAAGCCACGGATGCGGGCTACGGCACCCAAGCCTGTGGCAAGGACAGTAGCGATGGATGCAACACGTTGGATGGATGCAGCGGGTTCAACCAACGCCGATGGTGTGCGCAGGATTTCGGTGACTCCGAGATAGGTGTTGATTGCCGCCTGAGATATTGCAAGCGCCTTTGCTGCTATGCTGTTCTGATTGAGAACACCAGACAACGCGCCAAGGGCCGTTGCGGTATCGGCGAAGGCCACGCGCTTATCTTGTTCTAATCGAACCGCCAACTCGGCAGCGTCATTGGCGGCTTCCTGCGCCTCCATTACATCGACGAAAGAACCGGCAACGGTACCGTTGGCCTCCGCCAACTTTACCGCGTTGTCTGTCTGCTCAACACGAGGGTCAATAACGCCTATCCCAGTTCCCGCGTTGATGGCATCCTGAGCGGCCTTGAACGCACGAAGTTCATCGGTAAGCACTCGTTGGGCTGCCGCTTGCTTGGTTGTCGCGTCCGTGGCCTTGTTCGTGCCTTCAGTAGCAACGCCTTCCGCCTCTGCCACCACCTTGCTGGCCCCCGCATCTTGCAGCTTCGTAATCTGCAACTGTGCCCGCGCCTCGGTCAGCTTCTTGATAGCGTCAACACGGATTTGCACGGCATCCTCAGCAGCATCCGCGTCAAGGCTACCCTCCCCGCTCAACAGGTCATCGTAGGTCTTTTTGATTTCGACCTGTAGCGCGTTGATGCTGGACGTGTACGCCTCAACCGTGTTGGTCTTCTTCAACGTTTTATCCAAGTCCCGCAGACGGACCACAAGGTTTCCAAGTTCCTCGTAGTCACCCGGCTCAATAAGGCCGTTCGACCAATAACCGCGCCCCGTGGTCTTTTCAAGTTGCTCCGATGCATAGGACGTATCGCCGATGGCCGTCACAAGGTCCGTGAACGACTGAATCATTCCGCGTAGGCTTGTGCCTATGCTGTTGCTTCCGTCTTCGATGCCAAGCACCAACGACTCCCACGCCCCCTTTGCCTTGTCAAGGTCGCCGTTCAGGTTGTTGGTTTGCTCCGCCGCTACCTTGGCCGCGAACCCGCTTTGGTTCACTTGCTCAACGTATCCGGCGATACCTTCAGCCCCTTGTGTATACAGCACGTTAGCAGCCCTTACAGCATCGCTGCCGAAGATTTGCGCAAGGGCCGCGCTGCGCTGCTCCTGCGTTAACCCCTTGAGCTTTTCCTGTAACGTGCCCGCCAACTTCTCAAGGCCGATGAACTCGCCATTAGCATCGAACGTGCTGATGCCCAAATCCTCCATCAGCTTCGCGCTTTCCTTCGATGGGTTCTGCAACTTGAGCAGCATCGACCGGAAGGACGTACCCGCATCGCTACCCAATAGGCCAGCAGAGGCAAACGCCGTCAATGTTCCTATCGTGTCCTCAATAGGTATTCCGGTCTGCGCAGCGACAAGGCCCGCTTGGTTCAACGCCTGTGCGAAGTCGGTCACGTCACCAGTTGCCGTTGCAGCGCCAGCGGCCAACAGGTCCGCCAACTTTGGGATGTCCTGCCCAGCCAATCCAAACTGCGTCATGGCCTTTGCAGCCGTCTCCGCAGCCACCGCTACGTCAAGGTTGCCAGCAGCGGCCAACGTCAACGCACCCTCAAGACCACCGCCAAGGATGTCCGCAGTGTTGACGCCAGCCTTGGCAAGTGCCTCGATAGCGCCCACGCTTTCAGTTGCCGTGAACCCGAACGCGATGCCCGCTGTCTTTGCAGCCTCGCCTAATTCTACGATGTTGTCGGCGTACTCGCCACCCAAGGCACGCACGCCTGAAAGGGCCTTGTCAAAGTCGGCAATAATGTCGAACGTGGCTTTGATGCCACCAATGACGGCCTGAGCCGCAGCCACCACACCAAAGAAGCCAAGCGCGTAGTTCTTCAAATCTGAGACGCCCGCCTTGAACGCTCCCGTGTTGGCCTCAACTGCGCTGTTCACTTTCTGAACACCAGCCTTGAACTGCTCCGCAGTGATAGCCCCCTTCTTGAACTCCTGCTCGAGCTGCAGTATTTCCTTTTGCACCAACTCGGACCGGTGCGCCGTCTCGCCAAGTTCCTGCTGTAGCTTGTTCTGCTGATCGGCAAACTGCTTGGCCGTAACGGTGCCGTTCTTATAGGCTGCGTTAAGTTCCTTTAGTTCGGTCTCCAACGCGTTCGCCCGTGCGTTTAACTGTCCAAGCACGCCGGACTGCTTGATGGCCTCAAGCGTAGCCTGAGCCATCTTGTCCCTGAACCGGATACCCTCGGCGGTCAGCCCTGCTATATCGTTGGACAGTTCAAGAGCGCGGCTCCTGTTGCCCTTCATGGCTGTATCCAACAGGGCTATCTCTTCCGTGTTCAGCTTGTTGACCTTTGCCAACTTTTCAGCCTGTACCGTGGTGTCCTTCCCTGCTTTTGTAAGGGCCGCAAGCGCCTTCTCTTCGGCCTTGATTTCCTTGGTCAGTTCCGTCTTGCGGTCCTTCAGATCCTTGGTGTTGACGGCCAGCGCCTTGAGCTGCGCGATAGCATCAGTGGCCTCAAGGTTGATGTTTAGAACAACGTCTTTCTTTGCCATCTTACACGGGTATCAATTCGCATTCAACAGGACTATCATCGCCGAACGTCTTGCCCTTGATCTTCTGGACATACACCCAGAAGGGTCCATAGGCATCGCGCACCAGCCTCGGCCGGCCGAACTTGAAGTTCATAAACTCGTCATCGTACAGCCTCACCAGCCCCTTGAAGTAGGGACGGGTCGACCGGATGATGAAGCTAC